AGCTGGCACGCTGGGCACACAACTCAACGAAAGCGCATTCAACCAGGCGGTGCAGTTGCAGGCTGCTGACTTGGCACGCCAGCAGGCGGCTGAGGCGGCCAACCAACAAGCTGGGCTTGCTGGCGCACAGTTGCGTTTGGGTGGTGCGGGGCAACTGGGCAGCTTGGCCGCACAGCAGCAGGCTTTGCGCCTTGGTGGCGCTCAGGCTGTCATGGGTGCAGGAGGTGCGCGTCAGGCTCTGGACCAGCAGCAAATGGACGCCATTCGCAACATCGGTTTGCAGCGCCTTGGCGTGGTGCAGACATCACTGGGCGCACAGCCTGCCAACCTGGGCGGCACGGTGCAAACTCCGATGTACAGCAATACTGGTGCTGGCCTGCTTGGCGGTGCTTTGGCTGGTGCGCAACTTGGCAGCGCCATCCCAGGTGTTGGTACAGCTTTGGGCGCTGGTGTAGGTGGCATTCTCGGCCTGTTGCGTTAAGGGGTAAAAAATGGCACTGGAACTTTTCGGCAACCTGATGGGTGGTGACACCACCACAGGCATCAATGCTTTGCTCACGCCTGCACAGCGCAGCCTGATGAACCGCAACGCCAACTTGGCAGCGGCATCTGCCCTGCTCCAAGCCAGTGGCCCAAGCCGCCAGCGTATTGGTCTTGGCCAAGCCCTTGGATCTGCGTTACAGGCTGGTCAGCAAGGCTATGAACGCGCACAAGCTGGTGCGCTCCAGGAGATGATGCTGGGTGAGCAACTGCGGGCTGCGCAGGCTGCGCGTACTGTGCAGCAGCAAGTTGCTGGCGCATTGACTACGCAACCAACCGGATTGAACGCCGACCAGCTTGCCTTGGCAGCACCTGGCGGTCAAGTTGGGCCGACAAGAGAGCGTGCCGAAATGGCAGCCGCCATTCCGCAGCCAACAGCCAACCAGATCAAGGCCACGCAATACCAAAACGCTGCTGACATCTTGGCCGCTGCTGGTCGGGTGCAAGATGCTGAAAAGTATCAAGCCATGGCTGAGAAGTTGAATCCACGTCCAGAGGTCGTGGGCCAACCATTTGAGGTTACAGACGCAAGTGGCAAGCCGATTCTGGTTCAGCAGTTCAAAGACGGCAAGTTGCAAACCATGGCGGGCTATGGCCCCAGGCGTGAAGTCGTGCTGCAAAACCTTGGCGGGCAGACTGTGGCGGTCAACAAATCGGCGCTGCGTGGTGGCGAGACATTCCAGCAGACCATGACACCTTCAGAGGCCGCAAACTTGGCAGTGTCCCAAGCCAACCTCGGATTGCGTCAACAAGAGTTTGCCCGTGGTGCATTTGACCGGGTGGAGACTGCTGATGGATTGATGTTTGTGCCCAAGACGCCTGGCGGTCAAGCCATGCCGATCATGGGGCCAGGCGGCCAACCCTTGCGTGGTACTGGAAGCGCACCAACAGAGGGTCAGTCAAACGCTGCGGGCTTTGCCCAGCGCATGGAGTTGGCCGAGAGCATCATCAGCAACTTGCCAGCAGGCTCTCAGCCAGGTGCTGGCACTCGCATTGCCGAGGCTGTGCCATTTGTTGGCGGCGCTTTGGCGCGGTCTGGACAAAGCCCTGCAACGCAGCAGTATGACCAGGCGGCGCAAGATTGGATTCGTGCCAAGCTGCGCAAAGAATCCGGCGCTGCGATTGGCGCGGATGAGATGAAGCAAGAATATGCGACATACTTCCCCATGGTTGGAGACACTCCAGAGAAGATCGCACAGAAGGCAGAAGCCCGCCGTGTGGTCACTTTGGGAATGGGCAAGTCTGCTGGTCGTGCATACCAGCCCTATGTGCCTCCAGCGCCTGCTGCGCCAGCAGCCGCGCGTCCTGCACGTTTGGTGCGCGACCCACAGACAGGCATTTTCCGTTACGTTCAGGAGTAAAGCATGGCCGACAAAATTGTTGATATTCCCAACATCGGCCAAGTGGCATTCCCTGCCACCATGAAGGATGACGAGATCATTCGCGCCATCCAGTCGTTGCAAGCCCCTGCTGCGGCCCCTGCTGCGGCCCCTGCTCAGGCAGCACCATCAGACACCATGGCCCGCCAAGCTGGCTTGGCTGTGCGTCCTATGGCACAGGCTGCCTTGACTGCTGGTGGCCTCTTGCCGATGGCTGTGGACCCATTGGTGAACCTCTACAACTTGGCCACAGGATCACAAGCGCCAACCATGACGCAAGCAGTGGGCCAGACCCTGACACGCATGGGCTTGCCTGAGCCTCGCACAGCGCAAGAGCGCATCGTGCAAGACATTGCTGGCGCTGGTTACGGTGTCGGCGGCTTGGCCAACTTGGCTGCACGCGCAGCACCAGTTGTGACATCACCAGTTGGCCGAGGCGTCACCCAGATGCTGGCCAGCAGCCCTCGCGCTCAAACGTCTGCCGCATTGGCCGCCACAACCGCTGGCGGTTTACTGCGTGAAGGCGACTTTTCGCCAGGCGTGCAGTTGGCTGGCGCATTGGGCGCTGGCATGATCGCCCCAGGTGGCGCTTCCCTGCCAGCCACGCAGCGTGCTTTGGCTGCACCTGGTGCTGTGGTCAAACCTTTCACCCAGCAAGGCCGCGAAGTCATCGTCGGCAATGTGCTGCGCCAACTGTCCACAGACCCTGATCGCGCCATTGCAAACCTGCAACAAGCGCAGCCAACCGTGCCGGGCGTGCGAGTCACCACAGCGGCTGGTGCGCGTGATCCTGGGCTGGCTGCTGCTGAGACACCGATCCGCGCATTGGATCAATCTGGTGCATTCCCTTCGGTGCTGTCGGCTAACCAGCAAGCCCTTTTAGAGTCATTCCGCAGGCTGTCTGGCCGACCTGGCTCCATTGAGGCTGCCGAGACCAAGCGCACCAGCGTGACAGCGCCACTGCGTGAATCGGCTTTTGCCAACGCACAGCCTGTGTCTGCTGCTCCTATTGCCGCCGCCATCGAAGGCATCACCAGCAACCCGGCCACGCAGCGGCAGACTGTTGACCAGGCCATGAAGTACGTCACCGACCTGTTGGCTAAGCGTGTTGATCCAGAGACTGGAACAATCAACCCGATGGCCCTGTACAGCGTGCGCAAAGACATTACAGATGCCATGGCTGGCAAGCTGTCAGGCGACTTGGCCAACCTGCGTTTGGCGCGTGGCCAGTTGAATGACCTGCTGCCAGTTATCGACGCCACCATTGAGTCTGGTGCGCCTGGCTTCAACCGCTATATGCAGCAGTTTGCCAAGTCATCGAGCGCCATCGACCAGATGCGTCTGCTGCAAGGCATTGAGTCGCGTGTTACGACAGGACAGCCAAACCTGATGACGGGTGAGCCAGTGCTGGCTGCATCAGCATTGCGCCGCCAAGTGGCTGCAAAGTCTGAGGAGATTGGGCAGCAACTGTCACCAGCCGCGCAGCGCCGTCTGGACAACATCATCAACGAGATCAATCGTGGCCAAGCCGCGACAGCGCCAGGCGTGAAGGCTCCCGGGTCCAACACCTTCCAGAACATGAGCATGGGCAACCTGATTGGCCGTGTGTTCAGCGAGTCGCTGGCAGACAACACCACGCTGCGCACCATGACCAGGCCGCTGGATTTCCTGTATCGCCTGCCAGATCAGCAGATCCAGCAGTTGCTGGTTGAGTCGATGCTGGACCCCAAGCTGGCTGCTCAGATGATGAGCAAGGCCAGCGTGATGAAGGTGGAGCCTCTTGCCAAGTCACTGCGCAAGAAGGCCGAGGAACTTGGTTTCGGCGCAGCGATTGGCGCTGCTCAGGAATAACTCGGGCCAAAAAACGCAGCAGTCAAAGGGTCGCGTTTGACCACGCGCCTTTTCTGTCTGCGTCTTGCGTCCAAGAAATCCTTGTCATCGGCTGACAGCCTTGCCCGGTACTCCTGCACACGCTTGGTGCTGCTGTTGCCGTTTGGTGGTGGGCATGGCACATCTTCCCCAGCACCCAGCTTGTACATAGGCCGCCAGCGGTAACTCTGGCCCGCCTTGGCCCAGCCAGCGATATGCACCAGCCCTTCCGAGTGCATCTCCTCCAGCCTGCGCTGCACAGGCCGCCTTTCGGCGCAGATGATCTCGGTCAACTCCCTGTCGCACCTGGCACGGCCATCGGCCAGCACCAGTTCCAGCTTGGGACGGATGCGGGGTTTCAGGCCAGCTTGCATAAGACCTCGATGTCTTTTCTGTACTCTGGGCCACCTTGCATCAGGCTTGGCAGCTTGTAGGCGTCCATCGCGCCGGGCCGCCCGGTATATGGCAGCAACTCGCGGCCATCGTATGTGCCCTTCATCTTGTCGATCATGGTGGGCGGTGTGGGTTTAATAGATTGGGTCATTGTTCTTCAAGCACTTAATTTGATATTCGAGTTTTTGACGCAGGCGGTGGGCTGCATCACGGTCCTGCACATCGGACAGGCAATTGTTCACCATGTGGGCTGGCTTGGCCAAGCGCCTGCACTCAGCTTCTGCACGCTCAAGCTGGGCTTCCAGGTGCGCCAGATCGTTGACGTAATGGTCTTTGACTTTCATGCCGACAGCCCATAGAACAGGCAGGCGGCCAAGCCAACGCCGATCAGACAGGCGAAGGCCACATCCAGACAAGCCTGCGCACGAGCGTGCAGCTTGGCGGCTTTGACTTGATAGTGCTGTTGATATTTGTGGTGTTTCATGGGGTTCTCCGTTGATGTACAAACACATTGTGGACTAAATCAAAACACAATGCAACACCTTCTTTTTGTTGTAGCAAATTAACAACAATGCCAAGTAAAATGCCGCCATGAACTCCATCCACGACATCCGAGATCTCGCCCGTCTGCACAAGATTCAGATGAAGCAGGTTTGCACGCTGGCAAAAATACAACAGCCCCAGGTCAGCAGGTGGCTGAGTGGGGCTGTCGATCCTCTGTGGTGTTCAGTCAATCAGATGGAAGCTGCTCTTTTTCAGTTGATAGAACAACAGGGGAAGCCAGACCCTGGCGCAGCAGATACCGCACCAGTGCAGCCTTAGACATTCCCAAGGTCTGCGCAGCCTCCTCCAGCCTGTCGTGCAACTCCTGCTCAATGTGAGCAGCGACGAACACCTTACCAGTCATCGCCACCAGCCTCCACAGCCGCCGCAGGTGCTTGGCCTCGGGTGATGCCGAAGTCAGCCGCAGCGGATGGCTTGGCGCCACCCAGCGGCTCACCCTTGCGCACCAGCAAGATGTTGTTTAGGCCAAACGACACGCCGTTGTTGCCCGCCTGGCTGTACGCATAGGCATTCAAAGACACGCGCACATAGTCGCCGGACACAATGTCATCCGATCCGATCAGGTCATTGCCGTGCGTGTCAATAGCGCCAGGCTTGGTGGTGCTTTTGACGTTGCAAAAGAAATGGCCAGCGTATTCCTTGCCCAATGGGCTGCCATCGTTTTTGGTTTCGGTGTCGCCATCACGCAATGGATTGCGCACATTCTTTGGAACCTTGTCGCCGAACTTGGCAGTCAATGCCTCCTTGGCCGCCGCCTTCAAGGCGCTGATGGTGGCCGTGTCGGTCTTGGGGATGAGGATCTGGGTGCTGTATTCGTCTTTGCCATTCATCTCATTCTTACGAGATTGCAGGGCCGAGAAGTAAGAGGTGCGCACCTCACCAGTCGTTACACGTGTAGTCATGATCGTTTCTTTCAGTTGATCGTTTAACAGGTTTTCAGCCCCATCAAGGTGACAAGGCGTTTGCACTTTAACATAAATAAAGTGCTTGTGTAAAAGATTTTTACAGCGCACAATGGAGGCTCGATTAACCGCTGAAACGAGGAAAACGATGAAGCTATATCCGCATCAAGAAGAAGCCCGTGACTTTTTGCTGGCCAAGAAACGAGCCATCCTGGCTGACCAGCCCCGTGTTGGCAAATCTCTTGCTGGCGCAGCCGCAGCCCTTGAACATTTGCCAGCCTTGGTGGTATGCCCCGCCATCGTAAAAACAGTTTGGGAAGCCGCTTTTTTTAAACTTAACCCCGATGTTTCAATCAGGGTGGTCAATGGCAAGAATGACGCTATGAAGACCACACAGCACCAGGTGGTCATCATCAATTACGACCTGCTGCAATACTTCAACAATGCTGGCTACCAAACGCTGGTGCTGGATGAGTG